GGGCCGGAGTGGCGCGGGGGCGGTTACGTGTTTGCCACGGGCTGGGGTGACCCGGTGCACCCGGACACGGTCTCGTCACTGGTCGCTGACCTGATCCGCGCTCACAACTCGTTGGTAGCGGGGGATGACCCGGATGGCCTGCTGCCGTCCGCCCGCCTGCATGATCTGCGGCACGTTCACGCTACGACGCTGCTGCTGGCCGGGGTGCCGGTGCACGTGGTGGCGGCCCGGCTGGGGCATGCGGACCCGTCAGTGACCCTGCGGGTCTACGCCCATGTGGTCCGCGACCATGTCGCGGAGGCCGCCGACGTGTTTGCCCGGTCGGTCGCGGCTCCTGTTAGCAAATCTGTTAGCAAGAAGCCCCCTGCCGGAAGAGCAGAGGGCCGTTGACCTGGGCGCGCTCGGAGGGACTCGAACCCCCAACCTTCTGATCCGTAGTCTCAAGCATCCTGTCCGCCCCGTGCTGGCCCGTCCGGGCCGCGCGCTCCGGTGCTGGCCAGCGGCCCATTGCGGTCCGGCCGCGGCCGTACTGTCCGCCCCCGTCCGGCCAATCCGTGCAACTTCTGTGCAGGATCGGCTTTCCCCGTTACACAGCGGCCCCGCCGCGCGTTCGTCGCGCCCGGCGGGGCCTTGATCACCCATCCCCAAGGAGGACGAGTGACCATGCATAAAACGATCCCACAGGGCCCGCGACTGCGCGCCCGCATGGCCCGGTGCGGCTGGTGCTGGCAGGACCAGCCCGACGTGCCGTGCACCCCGGCGGGTGATCACCTGGCCCGCTGGCTGCGCGCCGAGCGGCGGGGCCTGGTCACCCGCGCGGAGCTGGCCGCCGTGGTCGGCGCCCTGGAGGTCATCGCCGGGCACGTGGTCATCGCGGAGCGTGCGGCATGACCGACGTCGACAGCGAGTCGTGGACGTGCCAGGGCCCTTGCCACGGCTCGATGATCGGCCGCCGCCCGGCGGATGACAGGTGCCCGGACTGCACCCCGGCCGCTGCTGGCCCGTTCGAGACCGAGCGCCAGGCCAGCCAAACCCCAGCCGTGCGGGCGGTGTACGCCGAGTTCCGCGCGGATCCCGGGCCGGGGCGCATGGACGCGCCAAATGCGCGCATGATCACAGCGGCGTGCGACGCGGCCGGGGTGGAGCTCGGCGCCTATGACCGGCGGATTATCGCGTGGCTGGCGGGCTTCGAGCCGCAGACCTGCGCCGTGGTGGCGGGCATGGTTACCCGGGCCGCGGTCGGGCTCACGTTGGCCTCGGCGCAGCTGGCTGTGCTCGGCGACGCGCTGGCCGACGCGATCGAGTACCGCCAGCCCTCCGGGTCCTGCGCGGACTGTGATTCGCACCCGGCCGCGCTGTGCGAACCGCACGCTGGCGACCTGGACCAGGCCGACGCCTACGCCGTGCTGGCCCGCCAGCTCGGGCTGGAGGAGGACCTGTGACCGCTATCCGCCGTGCCCGCCTGGCCGCCCTCGCTGCGATTGCCGCCCTGGTCGCCGCCGCGTCGCTGGTGTCCTTCGCCGAGTCCTACCGCGGGCTGTGGCTGTGGGCGCATGAGCACGGGCTGCGCGGCCCGTGGGCGGTCGCGTGGCCGCTGCAGGTCGACGTGTTCATTGCTGTCGGCGAGGCGGCGCTGTTCGTCGCGCTGGCCGACCGATGGCCGGCCCGGTCGCGCGGCGCGGCGTGGGTGGTCACCCTGGCCGGCCTGGCCGTATCGGTAGCCGGGAACGTCGGGCACATCGCCGGGGATTCGCTGGCCAGCCGGGCAACGGCCGCCGTCCCGCCGCTGGCCGCCGCCGCCGCGCTGGCGGTTGGCCTGGGCGTGCTCAAGCGCGTGGTCGGCGCGCAGCTGGCCGCCGTACCCGCCGTACCCGCGGCCGTACCCGGCAGCCTGGCGGCCCTGAACGGGCACGCCGCCGCGGCGGCCGATCTGTTCGCCGATGACCTCAAGGCGGGGCGCCTGCCCGGCATCCGCGCCATCCGCACCGGGCTGCACGTCGGCCAGGACAAGGCACAGGCCGTGCAGGCGTACCTGCGCACCCTCACCCGTACCTCATAGCCCCCGGCCCGGGTGCTATCGCCTCGACAGCAGGCACCCGGGCCGGGCTCTCTCCCGAAGGAGGACAACATCATGTCAACCGATCAAGAGGCCCGCACCCCGGACGGGCAGGCCATACTCCCCGCCATACCCGGCGAGATCACCGGCCCGGGTACGGCCCCGGCGGTGTACCAGGACGTGACCGCCCCCGGTGAGCGGAAGCCGATCCTGCCGCACTGGCTGACCAGCCGGGACGCGGCCAGGCACCACACAAAGCGGGTAGCAGGTGCCGCCGCGCACGCGACCGCCTACCACGCCGTCAGATCGCCGGTGTACCTGGTGCACAGCGCGTTCTGGGCGCCGGTCGGCGCGGCCAAGCTGGCCTGGCGCTGGCTGATGTGGTGGCTGTTCCCCGTGCCCGTCGAGGTGTACGCCGACGCGGTGGCGGACGGCCACCGGGCGTGGCACCGCACCGCCGCGGTGCACCGCGAGGTCTCCAAGACGCGGGCGCTGATCTCGCTGGTGGTGATCGCCGCCGCGGCGGTCGTGGTGAAAACCGCAGGCAGGTACGTGCCGTGGTACGGGTGGGCGGCCCTCGGCCTGGCGGTGCTGCCCGTGCTGGCCCGGCACGGGCGGCCAGGCAGCGTGCGGATCGTCGGGCAGGCACACGTGCCAGCCCAGTACGAGGCGCTCACCCTCGACGTGATCACCCGCGCGCTGGCCGCGCTCGGCCTGGCCGGGATCAACGCCTGGCTCCGCGTCGAGGGCAACAAGATCGACTACACCGGCCCCGTGAGACAAGACGGGCCCGGGTGGCTGGCGACCGCCAACCTGCCCTACGGCGTCACGGTCGGCGAGGTCATCGACCGCCGCGACAAACTCGCCAGCGGCCTGCGCCGCCCGCTCGGCGCGGTGTGGCCCGAGCTGGTCAGCACCGAGCACGAGGGCGCCCTGGCGCTCTGGGTGGGCCAGCAGGACGTGACCGCCCGCAAGCCGGTCCCGTGGCCGCTGCTGAAGGCCGGCGCTGTGGACGTGTTCAAGCCGGTCCCGTTCGGGATGGACGTGCGCGGCCGGAAGGTGAGCGCGCCACTGATCTACCACAACTGGCTGATCGGCAGCATGCCCCGCAACGGCAAGACCGGCGCGGTGCGGGAGCTGGCCTGCGCGGTGGCCCTGGATCCGCTGGCCGGGCTGTGGATCGCCGAGCTGAAAGGCTCGGGCGACCTGGACGCGCTGGAGCGGGTCTCGCACCGGTTCGTGTCCGGGATCGACGACGACAGCATCGCCTACGCCGCGGAGTCGCTGGCACTGCTGCGCCGCGAGGTGGAACGCCGGGCCCCGAAGGTCAAGGCCCTGCCGCCGGACCTGTGCCCCGACCGGAAGGTCACCCGGCCGATCGCCCAGCGGTACGCCGCGCTGCGCCCGATCGTGTGCTTCATCGACGAAGCGCAGAACGTGTTCGGGCATCCCAAGTACGGCAAGCAGGCCGGGGCCGATGCGGAGTTCGTCATCAAGGTGGGCCCGGCGCTGGGCGTGGTGCTCATCCTCGCCACGCAGCGGCCGGACAAGGCCAGCCTGCCCACCGGGGTCTCCGGCAACGTGAGCATCCGGTTCTGCCTGTACGTCGCGGGCCAGGTCGAGAACGACATGGTGCTCGGCACGTCGGCGTACAAGAACGGCCTGCGGGCCACGATGTTCCGCCCGGAAATCGACGCGGGCCTCGGCTGGCTGAAAGGCGCCACCCCGGAGCCGAAGGTCACCCGCACCCACTACCTCAACGTCAAGGAAGCCGAGACAGTCGCCGTCCGCGCCCGGGCCGCCCGGGAGCGCGCCGGAACCCTCACAGGCGTGGCGATCGGCGAGACCGAAGCGCAGGCCGCCAGGGAACCGCTCGCCGACGCCCTGGCGGTGCTCGGCGGCGACGCCAGCATCCATTGGGCCATGCTCGCCGAGCGGCTCGCCGCCCGCTGGCCCGACCGGTACACCGGGGCGACCGCCGAGTCCGTCTCGGCCGAGCTGCGCGCCCTCGGCGTCCCCAGCGTCCAGGTCAACCGCGGCGGCCGGAACCTCCAGGGATGCCGCCGCGACGCCATCGAGGCCCTACAGCCATAGGGCTGCCCCTACATGCCACCGACCAGGAAGAACACCACGTGCCCCTACTCGCCAGCGCCCTGACCTGGACCGTAGGGGCCAAGCGCCCCCGGGCCAGGATGCCGCAGAACGGCTCCCACCGGCCCTCCCGCTGCCGTGACCGCGACTGCCTACGGCCGCTGTGCCGCGCATACCGCGAGGGCCGCGAGGACGGCTGGGACGACGGCCACGAGGCCGGGTTCAGCGAGGGATACCAAGCCGGTTACGCCGCTGGCGCCGCCGACGCGAGCAAGTGAAAGGAACCACCCATGAAAGGCACCTGGCAGACCACCACCGGCAGCGGCGGCAGCGGGGCCGGCGCGGCCGTGCTCGTGATCCTGGCCGTCCTCGTGGCCGCCGCGGCCACCCGGCCCGTCCTCGCCGCCGCCGCCGAGCTGCTGCGCCTGGTCCTCATCGCCGGCGCCGTCCTCGTCGGCCTGGCGCTCGCCGGCGGGACCGCCCTCGTGGTGTACCGGGTGCGGCGAGGGCGGCCGGCCGCGCCTCTCGTGGTGCGCCAGGTTCCCCCCGTCACCCGGCGGGCCGCAGAACCGCTCCCGCAGCCGCAGCGCCCAGCGGTCGAGGCGCCGCGCGAGCTGCACCTGCACTTTCATGGCGTGAGCGCTGAGGACATAGCCGCGATCATCCAGCGTGAAGGCGGGTAGCCCATCTACCATCGCCGCATGACTGACCAGGCTTCCGGCGGGACCGCCCACGTGGCCGGTAACGGCGCATCGTCCCTGGCCAGCCCTCGCGGGGGGCCTGTCCGCCGCTTGCTCCACCGGTGGTTTTTCAGTACTGATAGGCGCTACGCCATGTTCCAAACCATTGTGGGTGGGATAGTCGCTAACCTTACCGCCGTCGCCGTTGTCGCGGGAGTAGCGACAGCGACCGGCCTGCTCCATATTTCATTTAGCTGGTCATGGAAGGCTTACCTCATAGCCCCCCTAACAGGTTTCGGCGCGCTCAGCATCGTGGTGCTAGGTGCCATCAACCTTCGGAAAGCTAGGAACGCGGGGGCATCGAGAAGCCGGCTTCTATGGCTAGCGCTGCTAGTCATAGCACTGACGATAATATTTACCCTTGTCTCTACTTTCTTTATGAGCATCCATATTTCAATCAATCATGGGCAGCATTAGTTAATTAGTGCTGCGGGTAGCAGGGCCGGGTCATCGGTCGCGGGCGGACAGGAGCGGTCCTGATCACAGATCCGCCGGCTGGCCGGTCAGTAGCTCCCACACGGTCAGGGCGCCGGGCCCGCTGCCGAGCACCAGCGCGTCCGGGTCGGCCTGGTTGCCGATGTGATCCACCAGGCTGACCTCGGACAGCCGAAGGATCCCGGGCCAGTCGGCCGGGTCGGACAGGACCCGCTCTTCCTCGCCCCTGATGGACAGGCACATCCACTGCCCGATGGCCATGGCCCGCAGCAGCCCGGCGGAGACCGGGTAGACCTCACCGAGGGTCACCAGGCCGCCGGGGAATCCGTCGCCGGTGCCCGGGACCGCAGCGAACCGCAGCCATCGCCCGGTATCGGTGAACGCGACTCCGCCGCTGACGTGCAGGTCCTGCTGGTGGTTACGCCGCATCGGGACCGGCGCTGCCTCCTGGGCGGCTCGCGCGCAGATCTGCAGCTCCTCCAGGGTCCACTTGCCGTAGCTCAGCGAGGCGGCCAGGCCGCAGACCAGCCGCGCGGGGTCCGGCGGTGCGGCCGGGTCCGGTGCCAGCTCCGGCTGCGGCGGGATCCGGTAGACCGGCATCAGGCCACGGACCGCTTCACCGCGGCGATCGTCGCCGGGTCGTTGCCGCAGCCCTCGGCCAGCTGATCGGCCAGCTCGGCCACCTCGGCCTGCCGCCAGGTCACCTCGTCCAGCGTGTACCCGGCCCACCCGGCCCGCCACCCGGCCACCTCCAGCTCGAGCGCGCGGCGGGCCCGGCGCAGCGCGCGGGCGGTGCCCTTGAGCGCCTCGGCGCGGTCCGCAGTCCGGCGGGCGGCGTGCTGGCGGGCGTACCCGGCATTGCGCAGGCTCCCGGCGACGTCGATGCCCTGGCTCTCCAGGTAGCGCGTGATCTGCTCAACCGGGCCGATCCCGGAGACCCCGGGGTCAAGGTCAAAGCTCATAGGGCACCTCACTCCTTCGCCTTGCCTCACCCCCGTCCGGGGCGAAGGAGTTGGACGCGCCGGACGGGGGTGAGGCCACGCTGGCGGCGGCCCTGTCATCGGGCTGAGCGGCCCGCCGCTGGCTCAATTGTCCCACGTCAGAGCCGATTTATCAGTGTGCGCGGCGGATCAGCGGCGAAGTATCAGCCGGGCAGATGTGCCAGTGGGCCGGTCATCTCCAGCTCCCGAAAAACGGCTGCGGCGCCGCGTGCAGCAGTGCCCACACCGCCAGCTCGGCCGCGACCGCGGGCGCCGGGTCCACCGCGCTGCCGTACCGCTGGATGGCCACCGCCCCGGCCAGGCGCCGCTGCTCAGCGCCCCGTACCGCCGCGGTCAGCGCGTCCTGGTTGTGATGGCGCAGGCGGCCCGCGGTCATCAGGTCGGCGAACGTGCCGTGCGCCAGGGCCATCCCGGCCGCGTCCGGGCACTCGACCGGCAGGCCCGCCGCGCGGGCCTGCTCCACCAGTGTCGCCGCGTTGGACTTCGGGTCGATCGCCACCACGGACAGCGCCAGCCGGGCCGCCAGCTGCGCCAGCGCGGGCGCGGCGTCGGTGCCGTCGACCAGCGGCAGCAGCTCGACGTCCGCCCATCCCTCCTGCGGCAGGCCCGCCAGCACGATCGCCGTCTTGCGCCGGTCGGCGTACACCTCGGCGCCCGCAGCCCACCTGATCATCGCCTGGCTCCTCCGCACGGTGCGCTGCGCCCGGGCAGCATTCCCGGCCCGGGCGCCCGCCTGCCGGTTGCAAGTCCGATTCGAGAGCGCCCGCACCTGCGGACCGCCGTACATCCGCCCCGGGAACTCGTCAACGTCGAGGTAGCGAGCCTGCGCACGGTACATGGGGTGATAGATCCCGCGGGCCTGGCAGCGGGCGCACGGCTGGCCATCAGCCAGCGCCGCCAGCAGCACCCGGCGCACCTTCTGATGATCACCGGGGATACCCACACTGCTCCCACGCCGACTGGCTGAACGT